CATCAGCTGGCTATTCTTGACGATGTGTATTGTAGACCTTTACGAGCGCGCGTTTTTTTTTTTACAAAGGAAAAGGGTGCTACCGAGTTCGCCCTTAGTCTGGTGGTCTGGGAGTTGTTAAAAAGAGACAGCTCCCGCCTCGGCCGTGTTGTACGTGCGCGCTTCTGGCTCACGCACATTTGGCTGACGCGGCCATGCGGTGGCAACCTGTACGATTTCGCCGGCTTTGATGCGCACGCCGTAACTTGCGACGGTCACTTCCATGCCCAGGTCGCGGAGCTGGTCGAGGTCGAGCATCTGCACCGAGTTGTTGCCGGTGTCGATCCACTCCACCCACGCGCGCGTTTCTTCGCCCACCTTTGCCATCGCGGCAAGCCGCAACCGGCCCAAATCGGCCAGATCAACGACAAAGCGCTGCTCGGGGTTGAGCATGTCCTTCGGGTCCGGCTTCGGTGGCGGCGCTGGCGGGGCTGTGTGCGCGCCAGGAAGCGGCACCGCCTGCCCAGGCTTGAACGTCTGGCCCACAGCCGAGGGCGCCGCCTGTGACGCCGCTGGCGCGGCCTGATCGTGGCCGACACGGCCATCCTTGAACATGTGTTCCGGCTCGCGGAAGAACCGCAGCACCCACCAGCCGGCCAGGCCAAACACCACCAGGGCGATGACCAGGCCACCGGCCACCAGCGGCCACACCGTCTTGCTGCCTTCCTTGTAGACCTCCGTGTTCGTCGACCCAGGCGCATAGCCGTGATACAGCGGGAAAATCGCCTTGTCGTACTTCTCGACCTTGCTGCCGATCTTCTGGAATTTGCCGGCGGCAATGCTGTGGTTGAACGTGACGCGATACCGCCCATCCATGCCGAAAGCGCTAAGCTTCTGAAAGCTGTGCTTGCGCTCGATGCGACCGCGCACCGCCTCATGAAGCCGCTTGAACATCTGCGTCATGATGACGCCATCGCCGCCGTTCTGACCCAGCAGCGCGAAAAACTGTTCCGTCGCAGGATCCAGTGGCTGGCGCGACTCCACGTAGAACTCATGGATTTCATCGATCACAACGAGCGCATCTTTAAAGTGATCCTCGATCACCCAACGCTTCGTTTGCTTGTCCTGCCGCGCTTTGAACGTCTCCACGACGTCCTTCGTTTCGACGTGGTGCAGGAATTTTTCGATATGGCTCTCTGGCAGTTCCAGATAGGCCGCAATGGCCTTACGGCAGCCTGCGTCTTCCAGCCCGTTAAGGCGCGCCCAGACATGCCGGCCACGCTTGAGGCTCGGCAACACGTGGTTTTTGATGCAGTCATACGACTTGCCGGAACGCGGCACGCCTTCGTTAAAAACGAACATTGGTCACCAAATCCCGAGGGTCAAAATGCGGCGGATGATGTAGAACACACATGCCGATGCGATCACGGCCATGCACTTGTCAATCTGCAATACCGTGATCCACCAACCAATCGTGGCGCCTGCGCTGCCGAACAACGATTGCAAGTTGGCACCGCTAAGAAATGTAGGCTCCGGCAGCATCGAGAACACCATCACCACCATGTCCAAAGTGTGCTTAAGCCACACCAAGAACAGGTCGCCCATGAACTCCGCGAATGCGTCCCACAGCGCTTTCAATGCGCCCAGCAACCACGTAGTGAAATCGGTCAGCCACCCAGCTTTTAAAATCGAATTGAACATGTCAGGTCACCGAAATGCGAATGGCGAAATAGGCCACGATGGCGAACAACACCCAGCCCATCGCAAGCAACGCGTTATAGACCGTGCCCGAGCAATGGGCGTCAAACGTTAGGCTCGGGGTCCACTGCGTCGCACCAAGCGCGAACACCGGACACGAACCGCCGCCCTGCACCATCATGAAACTGCGCACCGAATTGAGCATGGGCGTGTTGCTCACCTTGCCGTAGTACTCAGACACCATGCCGGACAGCGTTAAGTTGGTGCCGCCATACAGCTCGCCAGGGCCAGCGCCTGGACCGCCCGGATCGTTGCCGCCGTCATCGTCACCGCCGCCATCACCATCGCCGCCACCCTCGCCTGTTCCAGGCCCTGTACCAGGACCCGTGCCAGGCCCGCCGCCCTGATTGCCGTAGTTCGAATTGAAGGTGGTGGTGTTGTAGTTCTTGACTTCGCCGTTGTTGTTGATAGTGGTCGTACTCTGACCCGTAACCGTCCAATCACCACCGTTTTTCGGAGGATCGCGCGGCGCGTTGATGTTGACATTCTCCGGCGACTTCGTTGCTGCCTCGTTGCCATTGGGAGAGGTCTTTACTCCGGCCTCGGTCGCACCCCAGCAGAACGTCGCACCTGTCGATGACTGCGCACAATTCTTGCCATCCTTGCGCAAGCACTGGGTCAACGTGCCCTGTTTTACGCACTCCTGATCATTCGCAGATGGCCGCCCAATCTGATCAGCCGTACAAACACCGCCCTCAGCAGCCCACCCTGTGCTAGTGGTCAACGTGACATCACCCACACCGGCCTTCATCGTCGTGGTGCCCGTGGTCGGGACATATCTACAGCCATTGTGGCAAGTCGCAAGCTGCCTTCCTGAGCCAATGACCGCAATTGCGTTACCCAAGCCTCCCTCACGCATCGCGCATTTACGGACCAGTGGATACACGAAACGACTTGTGGGGGACAACGGCATATCCGCAGACAGCCACAGCCGGAAAGCGCCTATCTGTGGCGGCTCATCCTCAGGACGGCAATCATACTGAGAACTCGAAACACTCTTTTTTGCCTCTGCAAGCCACCATTCACCACGTCCCTTGCACGCCGCAAAGGCACTGCCTTCATCGTCGAAATTGCCGCCATTGGGTGGCTCTGCCGCCGATACCTTACCGGCAAGCAACATGCACACTAGCAGCCAAAACGCGACGATCCTCATCGGTCGATACCCTTCACGATGGCCCAGCCGCAGGTCATGCCAAGCAGGCCGAAAAACAGACACATCAACATCGCTCACCCCCTGAAAGAAGAAGGGGCGCATTGCGCCCCGTCCCCCTGCCCCAGTTGCTTACTTGCCGAACATGTTCGCCAGCTTCTTGCCGCCCCAGATGGCAAAGCCCACCGTTGCGATCAATGCACAGGCAGCGATTGCGGCCGCGACGATGGTTGCAGCGTCCAGACCAGTCGTGATTCCACCAAAATCCATGTTGCTCTCCTCATTAGTTATTGCCGGGTGTCATGGAAAATGTTCGCGACCGACCCGGCTAAGCGGCACGCGACATAGAGAAAGACGATCAGCGATAACGTGCCTGCGAACCACCCAAGGGCGACTTCTTTGTCAGGCATTTGGAACACTTGCTGCACGACCTCGTAGACGCCGTGCTCTGCGCCGCTCACAAGCACGTAGCCGCTGCATTCCGCCACCGGTTGGCCGGTGGGGATCAGCGTGCCGTCAGGCTGTAGAGCGACGCACAGGGACATGATTAGGCGGCCGCGCGTGCGGGTTTGGCAGCGCGCAACACGTGGAACTTGCTGTAGTTGATAGCACCCTTGTTCACAGTCACCATCGCTTCCAGATCGAGCTCGTACTCACCGGGCTGATAGGCGGCCTGACCCTTCTCCAGACGCACATCCAGCGGATACGCGAAGCCGCCTGCTTCGAGCTTGGCTTTCTGCTTGCGGGTGGTGTATTCCCGGTCCTTGCCCTCGTCGTCCTTGAACGTGCCGCCACGCTCATCGACTTCGGCGCTCAACACGGTGACTTTGATTCCGCTCATGGTGTTACCCCTTCTAAGGTTTGATTGACGCCCGCAATTTCGGGCCATTGATTGGCTACGTCTGCTGTTGCCCACGCCGGTAGCCGATGCGACGTGCAGGTGCTGATGACGGCATGCAACGCGTCAGGCGTTGGGCAATGCCGCACGATGAAATTGAGGGTTGCGCCGTACTGGCGTTTGATGTGGCGACGTGCGCTCTTCCACGTGGCATCGACAGCCGCCTTGGTGATATCCATGCGCAGCGCCACGCAGTTGAGGAAGTGCAGCACCGGATACGCGCCGAGCAGATAGCCGGCCGGATCACGGAGAATATCTAGCGACAGATCCTTGCGGTTGGACGCCTTAAATTGGGCCTCGTAGCGCACCCACGGCGATTGCTTGTCACCCTGTTCCCTGCCCTTCTCATACACGCGCAGCTGCTTTTCTGATTTCTTGGTGCCGACATACAGCGTCTTGCCGTCGCCGCTGTCGTAATCGTCAATCAGCTGTGCCTTGGGCCGTTGCCCACGGTTGTCGAACTCGCCGCTGGAATACCACGTCTGCGCGAGTTTCAGCGGGTATTTGCCCAGCAGATCATCGGCCGCAGTGTCCACTCGGGTTAACCGTCCTGCGCAGCTTTCGAGCTTCGCTCGAAGCTCCAGCCACCGCTTCGCATGGCCGCAGCGCGCTGCGCTCACCATTGCACACCCGGCACCGGTCAACTCGATACGGGCCGTGTAGGTGCCGTCCTTACGGCGACACTCTTCGCCACCGAACTCGATGATGCCCACGTGCTTGCCCTCGCGGTCGAGTACACGCACGCGCCAGGTGTAGAAGCTGCCGGGGCCTGCCTGCTTGTCCAATTCCATGCCGAGGCCGGCGAAGAAGAACGTAAACAGGTTGATCGCAATCACAAGCGCGTTTTCGGCACATGCGTCCGACCACTGCCGGACCTCTTCGGCATCGTCGCGGTCGAGGTAGCCGACTTGGCGCAGAACAGCGAACAAATCTACAGAGGCGGAAAACCAATCGATGATCACCGTGAGGGTGCCATCACTGTTCCTGAATTCACTGACTCCCCTGTTAGACGAGGGGAGTCCCGACACCGCGACCTCGCCGGCCATCAGCGACCACCCTTGAACAACCGGACCAACCACCACGGCGCGGTCACAAAGACAACGACCGCCGTGCAGTAAACAGCGAGGCAGAAAATCGCGATGAGGTGGTCAAGCCACGTGAACTGCGACCAGTCGAGGTTATGCACGACGCACCTCGCGCTTGGCGTTGGCGACCAGGGCGGCAGCGCGGTAATTGGAATCCAGGGCTTGGAACACGCGGAGGCGCGCGTAGCGGACATAGCCCAGGGCGGCGCGCAGAAACAGGCACACGACCAGAACGACCAGAATGGCGAGATTAATGTGATGCGTCACGATATTTCCCCTGTACCCCTACCCTTGACCCGTGCCCCTGGGGGGTACCAGGGGGCGGGGTTAGGTGAATCACCTAACGGGGAGGGAGTAAAGTGGATTGCCTAACACCTGTCAAGGAAAAATTGCATGAACCGTCAAGAAGCACTCATTCGACGCGCGCTACTGGGGTCGAAGGTGAGCAGCTACGGAGCTCTGGCAAAAAAGCTGGGTGTATCAGCAGCCACGATGTCGCAGTGGCGAAGCGAAACGAGCAAGCTCTCAAACGAAAGAGTGGTAGAGCTATCGGATATGGCTGGAGACGATCCAGGCGTCTGGCTAATTTCGATGATGGCGGAGCAGTGCAACATCACGCCATTGCGGCGGTCGCTCGAAAACATCGTGCAGCAGGTCGGGAAAATCGGCGCAATCGTGCTGCTAGTTGCAGGTGGCATGATGCCGGCGACGGGTCGGACGAAAACCCTTGATATTCAACAACTTACGCAGATTGATCGCGCATATTCTGTATATTATGTCAGGATGCTGTCGGCACTTTCGTTTAGGGAAGGTCTGAACAACG